ATCCTAAAACAGAACGCGAAATCCTGTATATAACTGGTCCCAGTGGAAGTGGAAAGTCGACCTATACTTTAAAATATTGTCAACAGTTTAAGAAAAAGAAAAAGAAAGCAGATATTTTCTTATTTTCTGCGCTAGCTGAAGACGAGACACTTGACAAGATAAAGACAAAGCGGATGATTATCGACGACAGCCTTATAAGTAATCCAATTGCAGTTGATAGCTTTGAAAATAGTCTCGTAATTTTTGACGATGTGGATGTTATCTCGAACAAGGACCACAGAGAGGCAGTGTATAAAATCCTTAACCAAATTCTAGAAGTAGGGAGGCATCACAAGATATCTTGTATTGTAACTAACCACTTACCGACAGGCGGTAGAGATACGCGCCGTATCATCAACGAGAGTCACAGCGTGACCTATTTTCCACAGAGTGGAAGCGCTGGTCAAATGAAAAGATTATTACAAGATTATTTGGGTTTAGACTTGGTTACTCTTAAAAAGATTAGAAAGCTAAACACAAGATGGGCGACAGTCTTCAAAAACTTCCCGATGGCTATTATGACCGAGAAACTGTTGTTCTCTCTTAACCCCGACGATGACAGTGACTCCGAACTAGACAGCGAACAAGAGGAGAAGCAAAAGAAGAAAGAGAAAATCGGAGGGAAAATTCTTAAAAAATAATTTTCTTTTCTTGTTATAATATGTCAGCAGACTTTGCCAAAGTTCTAGTAAAAGATGACCGTCTCGACGTCGTCGACAACATTAAATATGCCGTGATTAAAGGTGGTCAAAACGTGACCGCTGCACAATACCAAGCCATCACAGCATCCAACTCTCAAATTGTTTTTAACATCCAAGTGCCTTCCGAACAGACACTCATCGACAGGCGTGTGTTACTTCAAACTGACTTAAAAATTAGCGTCGTGTCTCAACAAATTACCAATACTTCAGGTGCACCCGGTACTCCAACACGTCTGAACCCATACGTTGAGACAGGTTGTGGTTATGGTAGCACAGCAGGTCTTGCACCATTCCCTCTACACCAACTTATGACCGTTGCTTCTGCAACTATCAACAACAACACTGTCAGCATCAACATCCGTGACGTGTTACCCTTTATCATGCGAGTGATTAACAAAGAAGAGTTACAATGCTACAACGGAACCACTCCTTCTCAACAAGATTCCCTGTACTCTTATTCAGATGGGTTTACTTCCAACCTTAGCTCTCTGTCTGGTTTTGGTATCGACGGTAACTCTGATATCAACGGTCGCGGAAGCATTGCACTAACCGCATACGCCCAAACTATCGCGGGCGCCGTATGTACTGAAGATTTCACCTTCCACATCAGCGAACCTATCCTCCTGTCACCTTTCCTTTATTCTCATCCCAAATCAAACGGACAAGCTTTTTACGGTATCCAAAATATGAACATCGTTCTGAACATTGGTGACTTATCACGCGTATTCCGTGGTCTAAATGGTATGGACGGCGTGGTTAACTCAGACAGCGCAACAGGCGCTCTGTCTATCGACTACACAAAACGGTTCTCTTCTCCTGCTGGTTCTGCGGTAGCCGGTGCAGCGAGTACTTCTCTGTCTATCATCACCGCTGTGAATCCTGGAAACGCACTTGGTACTGCCAACTCCAACATGTTTTCCAATACTCGTTTACTGATGACCTTCTTAACTCCTCATCCAAGCGACCTGATGCCTGCGAGAAATATTGTTCCTTTCTACGAACTCCCGCGTTACGTAACCACCAACTTATCTCCCGTTCTCCGCGTTGGTGCAACCGCTGTTGGTTCTAACTTTGTAATCCCATACACTGTGAACGGTGGCACCCAACTCACATCACAAACACTTCAGCTCAACCAAATCCCGGATAAACTGGCGATTATGGTGCGTAAGTCCATGGGAACTCAAAAATGGGGCGACTCAGAGAGTTTCTTACCTATCCGCCATATGACTATGAACTTTAACAACAACTCCGGTATTCTGGCCTCCGCACAATGTGAAGACTTATACCGCATGTCAAAGGACAATGGTTCTCAGCAATGCTGGGAACAATGGGTTGGTCTTGCTTCTTCACCTTATGTTGAAGAAACTGGTCCTATCCTCAAACCCATTGTTCCTCTATCTTTCACGCCTTCTGGTTTCCGTACTGTACCAACTGTTGGTAGTGTTCTGATTCTCGAGTTTGGAAAGGATATTCAGCTTGTTGAAGATTTCTTCGCCCCTGGTAGCTTAGGTAACTTTAACCTTCAGCTTAGCGTCTGGGTTGACAATTACCAAGCCCAAGATTTCGTCGGAACCGGAGACTTGGAACTTGTGCTGATTACCATGAACAGCGGTGTCTTCGTTTGTGAACGCGGTACATCGAGCACATATACAGGTATTTTAACTCGCGCTGATGTTCTCGAAGCAAGCGACCAGAAGGCATACACACATTCTGATGTTGAGAGAATGGTTGGAGGTGGTTTCATGGACAAGATTAAGTCCGGTGTCCAAAAACTGGCACCTCTGGCAAAAGAACTCGCACCTATCCTGATGCCTCATGTTGAGAAATACGTGAAAGGTAAAATGGGAATGGGTATGAGTGCAGGCGGTGGGTCCGGTGGCGCGCTACAAGGACGTTACCGCTGTTAAATCCAAGTCCACTCTTCGTTGAGTGTAACAGACAAAACAAAATAAAAATATGGCCGGGAAAACCGGTCTTATTTTTACTTTTTCTTTTTTTATTTTTATTATTTTTTTCTAATATCCAACAGTAAGATTGCTGAAATCTTTTCTTCTGAACATAATCTTAATGTTACAGTTGGCACCAGATGCCAGTGTGACGGGGATAAGGGAGCCGAAACGATTGCGCCAGAAGATGTTTACGTTTATACTATTTACTGGAGATGATCCGAATAGGTCGATGAGGCGGTACTCACTAGATGGTACATAATTTACAGTAGGAAGGTATTCGCTTCCTTTTGTTAGGGCTACTTCAAAATCTGTCAAGACGTTAGTCAAGTTTGCATTGTTACCAGAAGATATAAAACTACCACTATCACCAAAACGAATTGGTGCCGCTGTAAGTTCTGGTACAACAGGCAGTAACGCAGTAGTGAAAACCAGAGACTGTATGGGATTCCATAGAGGAGTTGTTGGGTACTCTTGAAATGTAGCAATTGTTACAATATTAGTCAAAAAATCTGTGCTTGTATTATAACCAACATTCTTAATTGGTATCATATAATTTTTTCCATTTTCAACATTCGTATAACCGAAGTTTTCACTTGGAAAACTTGGGTATAGCGAGAACATAGGAGTGTTAAAGAACAGTTTAATGGCTAGGTCTCCTTGGCCTGACGCGGATTGGTCAAAACATGTTTGGGGTGTAATAAGTGTCGAAGTATTGCTTCCTGTATCCCATTGCGAGAATGGGGTTTGTGCTGTGTACACGGCCGCTGGTAGTTCGGTAGGATAAGCGGCTTTGAACGCAGCCCATCCGTTAGATAATGCGGCGTTGAAAACTTCGAAGTTCCACCACTGATAATTAGAAATCCAATAATAAGGATTTGACAAATCAGCAAAGGTAATCGGTGCGGTCGGTTGGTTGACATTGACATCTTGTGGGACATACACGAGGCGTTGTTGTAAGTCGTAGTTGGTTACACCACCGTCTGGTGAGTACGAGTATGTCAGCGTGTAGATGAGGTCTGTACCATTTCCTCCGATTTCCGCCTGTGGGATAAACAGAGGTAGACCAGGTGCGGTGTCGAGTGAAAATCTTACGACAGACATAAAGTACTCCGAAGGATTACTCAAGAACGGCTGTGTACGAGTCTCGTTGAACTCGATGTTAGGTGGTTTGTTCTTTCCGGTTGTATCATCGTTTGTGATGCTGATGTTGTAGTAGACGTGGGTCGTCCCATTTCCGGTAATACTAGATTGCATATTATAATAGTATAAGAAAAAAAAGTTTATAATCTTTTTCTTTTTCTATTATAATGTCAGCTTATCCAAGTTTAATCAACCCTCTAATGAACACACAGGGTTTAATTGCAACGAGTGCGTTGAACACAGAAGCACAAACAGCACTCGCGCTTTCTGCAACAAATGCGGCCGATATTGTCGTATTACAAGATACATCATTGCAAACATCAGCAGGCACATATACTGGACTTCCAGGAGCGGGTCTTGTCCTTCGGGATGCTTCTGTAGATACAGTTTTAAGTATTGATGGAACTTCTGGAGACATTACTTCAACAGGTACTATAAGGTCAACTGCAACAGGAAGAGCAAATGCTTTTCAAAGTTCAAATTATGTCGTTCAAAACACAGG